CCCATCAGAACAAGATTATGACTAGGTACAAGATTCTTAGCGAACTGTAATGTTTTTTCAAACATAATTTCATAGACTGCTTGTGTACCTGCTGCAATGTCAAATATATCCTTTTCTGTAGCTAGATACTTTCTCCAATCTTTACATCCTCTATGCATATTTGTTTTCAATAAGAAAGGACGATCGGTATCTAATGAAATAAAATCTTTCATTATTGTAGAAGACAATCGATCTGGATTACCAAATGCGCTCATTCCCATTAAAATATATTCTTCTTCATTGGGTTTTAAACCGCAACGTTGTGTCATGGCACTATAGAACAATCCTGCACTATGTGGATAATTTAAAGAGTAAACCTTTTTAAGTTTATTGTCTCGAGCATGCCAAATAGTTAGACACTCAAATTCTCCAATGGCATCAATAACAACAATACAGGCATCGTCAAACTTACTGGTATAATATCCGGCAGCAGCATGACTATGATGATGTTGAGCATAAACTATCTTTGAATTTAAACCGTATTCTGCTAGATAGTTTTTAATATTGTTTTCTTTCCACAGCCAACCTTGACCTGCAAGTAATTGTCGTGCTGTTTTAAGATAAGGATTTTCATACCAACAGATCTTGTTGGGATATCCGCCATATAAAAGAGCGGTATCAATTAAATGCTGATTCAGATGAGCATCATTTTTCTTTCCGCTGAATCTTTCAGTTTCGCTAGCAAAAACTAACTTATCATTGTTAAAAACAGCCAATGCACCGTTATGGCTATTTGCACTTATTCCCCAAGTAATCATAGATATAAATCCTTAAACATTTTTACTATAGTGTCAGCAAGATCATTGTGACTTTTTTGATTAGGATGATGATCTTCTTCCGAGATGAATTCTTTCTTAGCTCTCAACGTATCTAAATGACATTCTGTAGGTTGATAAAATTCTGCCATGTTGATAAGTGTATCGTGAAGTATACTCTGACCGTCATTCCATGTTTTAAGACTATTCCACATAATAAAAGGTATATGATTTATTCTAAGCCATTCGGCTAACAAAATAGCTTGAGGTGCCCATTGTCTAAATAAAGTTTCTTCAATATTAATAGGTTTATTTGTAATAGTTGGAACTACATGATTCATTTTAATAGCGAACCATTTGTCCGGAGCAGTTACAAAATCCCATCTACCTGGATTAGACCATCCAATTAATACCAATTTATATTTTTTTGGATCTTGTAAAATATTGTTAATTGTATTATAAACAATATGAGAATTTCCGTTTCCGGGAATACTTTTATTTTCTAAATCTAAATTTAATTGGCGGGAAATCGAAACAACTTGTGGTTGTATTTCTCCTCGCTGACATAAAAAGCTACAGCCTACCGACAGAATAGTCATTTGTAGATAAACGGGTCTCGCTTACGCATCTCTTCTAGGCGTTTTTTAATTCTTTGTTTTTCTTTATATGCATAATATGGATAGGTAATCCAAAACCATAATTTTTTAAACATCATAACTCCTTAATTTGATTGACTGTTCAAGTTTCTTTTTAGCCATGTTAATTTTAATTTCTCCCTTGACTGCTGTTTTAATAATATCAACCATAGTAAATAGTTTTCCGTATTTTAAAACAGCATCTGAACAATCTTTTACGTTAACTTCCCAAGTAGGAAACGCTACGGACCAGTTGTAGTGTAAGGCGCTATTGATAAGATTTATTCCTGCTTTGTCTTGATCTGGAACTACAATTATTTCCTTGTTAAGACTATCGATAATTCGCGCCTGTTGGTCTGTTATGTCGTTAGTTAGTAGTGCTACCCCTCCAATGGCCAGAGCATCAAAAGGTCCTTCTACTACAAATATATACCTACTAAGTTCATTTTGCGCATCCGTATTGAATACAAATTGCGGATGTTGATCTGAGAGATATTTGGGCTTACCTTCTCCAATCTTGCGAGCAGTATTACCAACTATTCTTCCGTCGTATCTAAATGGTATAATTACTCTATCGATATATCCTGCTATAGGTGACCAATAAAAATCATGCTCTAATGGATTTTGATATCCCCTATTAATAAGATAGCTCAGTACGTTGGTGTAATCCTTTTCAAGGTCACCTTGTATCACTTTTGCCCATTCCGCAATATGCATAGCACCGTTTGGTAATTCTTTATCTTCAAATGCTACTTTAGCAATGTATTGTTCTGATTGATATTCAATACTTTCAGTCTTTAATGCCTCAAACACTAACTGTTTTATGTCGTCTTGGTTAGCACCTAGCCATAAACAAAGTGTTTTGAATTTGTCATTAATATTCCTACCAGGTTGCCAACTTGCGGTAAATTTACAGTTGAAACAATTATAGACAACACCATCTGTAAATATAACTCCTGCACGTTTTCTGGTATCGGCACCGTGCCCTCTGTGTTGACAACAGGGCGCATTAAAACTTAGCCAACCACTGGGGCTAGTCTTTGTTTTGGGCAGGAGGGATCTAAACTTGTCTAAGACGAGAGTCATAGACTTAGTATATTATCTATATAAGACTTTGTCAACAGTTCCTGTTTCGGGCGAATATTTGAATCTAAAAAAATTCCACTTTCCAGTTATGTTAATTAAATCTATGGTCTTTTCTGTATAACTGGTGTTTGAGATGGTTACCCATGTCCCTGGATTCCCGCCTTCGCTAAGACTACCTTGGATTTCAAATTCGCCGGTATAATTGGTCATGTAAACCTGAAAGCTATGTAAAGTTTGAGGCGTATTAAATTGCGGTCTAGCATCTACTAGTCCGCTTATGAAATAATCGTCGTTACCGGAAGGAGTGTTGTAAACTAGCTTTTTTGTCCACTCTTTAGTAACAGACGTTGCATTTAAATTCCCCTTGATATTATCATCAATTTCTATAACACCCATTGCACCGTACTGACTGTCTACATATAAAGGAAAACTAGATGTTACAAGATACTCATCATTGTCAACTGCGGATCTAACTTCTCTACGAAGACTGTAAGTATACAATCCCTTTTCTATCGATAATAACTCCTCTCTGGTTATCGTAAGATACAATGCACCCTGTGTAATGTCATAAGATTCGCAGTCCTTTTCTAAGACAATTTTTTGCTTATCTCTGCTTACCAAAGTAAATACCGTAGCATAACCAGTAAGGTTTACTGGTTTTTGATCTACGTTACGGACCTGAATTTTTATCTTGTTATCGACACCGCCATATACTTTTAAGTTAGGATTATACACTTTTTTATACCTCATGCCGTCCCAGGTATCCAGATTAGTAAATACATCTATATTATTTGGATATAAATAAAATGAAAATTCTTGCATACTATATGGACCTTTAAGAATATTTATCTATGAGAATTACAACAAATTTACAAGAAAATTTTCCATTCGTTACTGTTATACACCATGTAAATCAAGAATACGTTGGTATTATTATTAATCAAGATCATCAAATAACCAGTATGTATGATTATTCATTAATTAAGACCAACGAAGAAAAAGCAAAATTTATAGAATTAGGCGAAATTTGGTGGTGGGAATCTAATCGTCAAATTCCTATAAACATCTTCCTAAATCAGGAAATTATCAACTTTAGATACGCTATACGCAATTTTAACACTAAGGACGTTCAGGTAATGTTTGGACCAGTTACTAGTTTGAACGACATGATTGTTAAACGTGTTAAAAGAAAATCTATTACTTTAGTTAGAAAAATTTAAGAATAACCGTAGCTTAATTCTTCGCAAATTAAATTCATTTGGACGACTACAGCAGCGGCATAAGCTGTGGCATGCGATTTCTTAAAGTAATACTCATCGCCCTTAGGTTTCATCCAAACTTCACTCATTACAGTTGTCCAATTTTTTCCAATAAGGTACCTTTTTGCAGGACGAATCATAGCTAATACTGCTGCCAGTTGTTCTATGCTTCTTGGCTTCATTTGTCTTAAGATGCCACCATGTCCGTTGACGTGAAAGAGCAAGTTGACGAAATCGTCCTGTTCTAGTAAATCCCATATTGGTTCCTTGTTTAGTAGTTCGTTAAGGTGATCCTCATTACGAACACCTTTGTAAATTCCAACATTGAGAAAATCTAATTTAAAAAATCCTTTTTCTTCTGCCTCTTCGTAAGGTATCGCGCAGGTATTAGTTGGAGCATAAACCGGAACCTCGTGGAAGTAGATCCCTGTGTTGTGCCTAACTAGTTTACCGTTGTCTGTACGACTAGCCGATACATAGTTAAAAAATTCTAATGCCTTATCTCTATCTGTAAAATCTATGTCAATGTCCGGCATGTATTCACCTTTCGCCAATCATTTTTGCCTTCTGTACTATAACCCACGTATCGTTCGCCTGTTTCTAAATCTATTAACATCCATTTCTCCGGGCACTTAGTATAAACTTTCAATGTTACTGGATTAGATAATTCAGTAACAAGTTCTCCCGTTTGTAGTTTCCTTTGTTGCATTAATTTAATCTAGTTGTTTCAAAAAGTAATAGCGGCAATGTTTCTGCTAAAAAAGTTGCATATTCGTCTGCATCTTCATAATCATTAAATCCAGAAAATTTTACAATCACTTCGCCTTCATCAGTTAAACTAACTTCAATATCTATATCATTTCTAGAAATAAATTCTTCATTATCTTTGAGTTCTTCAACTTCGGGTTCTGGTCTACGTTTTCTAGACATCACAATATTTTCGCCTCCCTGATTATATCTTTTACCAATTCTATGTCAGCAGGCAAGCTCTTAAATCTACGTTTCCAGAACTGCGGATCAATAACATCTGAAATAATGGCTAATTGTTCGTCGTTCATTCTAGTCAGCATCTCCTTGCCTGACCGTGTATTTAACACCAACCAAGGACTGACTAAACCCTCTTTAATATCATGAGTAGCTCTGTTTAAATTAACATAGGCGAAATAATGTTCCCACGATGCATTATTGTTATCTGCCCATGTCATCATGGTTGTAATGGACCGTTGTATAGCACCATCTGCAGGTTCTTGTTTTATTAGATCCAACACATAGGTATCATATAATTCGTCCCTACACCAATGATCTAATTTAACTCCGCTTTTTATTACAAAATCAATAAAACGTTCAGGATAGATAGGATTAGTATTGCTTAGAAAACTACCAAACTTTACAAAAGCTGTATAGTAGGGACTAGAAGCAAAATCTTCAAAGGTCTTTTTAGATTTACCTTTTTGTGTAATCTCGTAAAATCTTTGATAAGTTAAAAGTCCAGCTTGGACATGTTTTTCTGTCTTACTGAGATGTCTACGTTTTTGTTCGCATATGTGAACTACCAGCGTTTTTTCTTTGGCAAAAGAATTCCCGCAATATTCACACTTATAGTTTAAGTTCATTGATTTGTTTTTTATCCCAACCAAGGCTGGCGCAGTACTCTTTGATTTCTTTGTCTGTAGTGATTGCTGCAAGTGTGCTAACATCATCTGCCTTCATATTTGGAAATAGATCTAACAATAATTCTTCTTTTTTATTCTTAGCTTTTTTTAGAGGAATATATTCATGAAAATATGTTTTACCATTACCGTAACTGCACATACATAACAGCATCCATGCCAACTTAGGATGATCCTTTAGTTGTGCCCAATTTTTATTGTAGACCTCATTGACCATTTCGAGATAATGTTCTTGAACTTCTTGAGAAGCACCTTTTACACTACTGATATATCTGTTTAAGTTCCAAAGGTCAGCTTTGATTTCTTTACGACCTTCATCGGTAGTAGCATCCCATAATTCTTTCATACCTAAATCAACAGCAGGAATTATGTCTTTGAATAGATCAACATGTTTATTTGGCATTATCTTTACTCAGTTTATATATGAGTATAACATTATCTATGGCCTTTTGTAAAGCGGGATTATGCTCGGCCATTGTGCGTATTTCCATCCACATTAGGTCGTCTGCTACTTTGGCTAGTTGTTTAGCTGTATCCGGGTCAATAGAATGGAGATATCTATCTTTCTCGCCACTTTTTCTAGCGTATACAGTTTTGCCGCCATCAGGACTTTCATAAACTGTATATTCAGTAATTTTATCTACTAACATGTAATAGGTCTTCCATAGTATATAATTTTTGCATATATGAGGAAGGATTGTCAAGAACACTACGTTCAAGATCGCCTGCTCGACGGGGACCCATCTCTACTTCAAAGTCGCATCGATTAATTTTTTTATACAGATCAACCATTTCTAGAACTGTTGTGCCCACACCGTGTCCTAAATTTTCAATTTTGTTAGATGATAGATGTATACCTGTAGAAACTGCCGAACAGATCTCGTTAACATGAGTATAATCTCTTACAGGTGTGCCGTCTTTGGTATTATAATCGCTGCCAAAAACAGTAAATACTCCGGTCTCTTGAGCCTTCATCAAATTCCACATTAGACCGTCTGGGTTAGTTGGGTTAAAACCGTCGCAGCCAGTTACATTAAAAAATCTAAAAATTGTAAAAGGAATCTCTTTTTGGGTACACCACTGTGTTACAATATCTTCGGCTCCTCTTTTACTAATGCCATATGGATTATTCATTGGTCCTGCTGAACCTGTACTGGCATGAACGAATCTTTTGGTCCTAATATTTTTTAAAACATTTAGAGTTCCCATGGTATTTGTAACATAGTAAAGGGTTGGATTTTTTACACTACGCCCAACAGCCACCTCTGCTGCTAAATGTATAACCACGTCATATTCTTCGTCAAACCCCCAATTACCTTCTGTAGTTATATCCCATTGATAGAAGTAAGCTAATTTATGCTGTTGTAATGAATTTTTATCTAATCCATGGAGTTCATAGGTTGTATCCATCGATAACATCTTTGATAGGTGCGATCCAATATAACCACAATTACCCGTTATCAATATTTTCATATTAGATTATTCTGATACTAGAATGCATTCTTTTGAGTATCCTATTTTGATAGAATAACCCCATGATTTTAAAATGTCTACAGATAGATTTCCTTCTGTACCATAATATCTTCTAGACAGGTTTTTATCTTCCATCAAAATAACAGGTCTAAATTTTTTGATAGTATTTTCTCCGCCTCTGATAATAAAAGGTTCGTACCCTTCACAATCTATTTTTAAAAAATTTAGATCTTGGAAATTGAAAGAGTCGATTGTTCGGCATACAAAACTTCCTTCCTTCAATTTATTAATTGATGTACCAAAAGTATTCTTGTTGTAGGTAAGAGAAACTAACTCTTCTTTATCGCTTAATCCGCAATCGTGAACAGTTATTCTATTAAGATTAAATTTATGTACATTTTCTTTAAAACAATTTCTTACATTATCATCTACTTCAAAAGAATGTACTTCATTAAATCTTTCATTTAAATTAAAACTCATTAGTCCGTAATTAGCACCAGCATCTATAGCTAGATTAAAGATCTTAACAAATTCTAATGCTTCTAATAGATTTTTCTTTTGATAATCAGTTATATTAACAGTTTGATTATTTTGCCTTGATCGTTCTTTATTAAGAGCCGAATGTAGCGCCCTATCTCCTAATACTACACTCCAATTATCAATTTCGTAAGGTGAAATCATTTTTCTATAATAAACAAAAATTCACGACCTCTTATTGGGTCGCCTTTTTTTGGTTCGCTATAAAATTCATCGTCTCTAAAAGAAACAATTCTACCTTGAATATTTCTTTCTAATTTTTCTCGCCACCAATCAAAACTTTCAATAATTAGGTGTGCATTTCTTCCGTCTGGTAAACGCTTTTTAGCAGGATAGCTAGCAATAACCAAGTAAGCAGATTTTTCAAATAGATTATCTACAATTTTCAATGTTTCTTCTAACATGTCTGGTTCAACATGTTCTAAAGCGTCAGTTGAAATCAAGCTATCAAATTTTTCATTAGGTAGAGTTTCAAATTCTTTCACACCGGGATCGTAACCAGCTACCCTAGTGCTAGGATATTTTTCAGATATAGCTCTAATTAATCCTCCTGTGCTACAACCAAAATCAATTAAGCTACTGGGAGAATATTTTAATAAAAAATCTTCAACCTTACCTATTTTTTTACTTCCATTATTAAACCTTTTAGGGTTTGAATGCATTTCTTGCAGCTGACGTTTATAATTTTCAGATATTAATTTTGTTTTCATAATTATAACTCAAATAATTTTTCATCCACATGACCATCAATGTTTACGTAACGACGTATGTCCGAAGCATTTACTCTAGAGGTAACACCGTGAATAGAATTTTTAGTATTTAAAAAAGCAACTAAAGTATTTGGCTCATACTTCACGATCGCAGCTTGTTTAATTTTATCAGTTGGTGCTTTTCTTTTATTAAGGAATTCAAAATTTTCAGAACTCTTTTCATATAATATTAAATCACCACCGTTGCTTTTATCTTCTTCTTTTCGCATATAAAATAAACAAGCAAATAATTCTCTAGCTTGATCAATATGAGGAGTTCTTATTTTTTTAGCGTCTGGCGAATTCATTACAAATTGTATTTCTAGTTTAAGTGCGTTTGGTTGACTTTCATGTCTTAGACATACATCACTATTGAGATACTTATCAGTGATCTCGGGATAGTATTGCCTCATACCTGGATCTAAAATCTTTATAAGTTGATCTTTATAGTCTTTGCTAGTATGAAAGTCAATAAATTTTTGCCATAGCGGAGTAATTAAATCAGGTGTAAAATTAGATTGGTAATATCTAAAATCTGAATAACTTTGACTTTTATCTAATGCTCTTTCCGGATATTCTTCTGCTAATTGCCTATATAAATCATTAGGTAAAGCATTTCTAATATGAATATATGGAAAAGGATATTCATAAAAATCGCTTGGTTGAAAATTTTGAAGAACAGATAGATTCATAATTTTTATCTATACTGTTGTGCTATATTAGAGTCAGAAATGTTTTGACCGCCGTACAATGTTTGTATAGGAATAGTAAAAGGGTTATCATTAGTCTTTTGAAGAACAGCAGCTACCATCGGGTCGCTATCCCATGTATCAAGATTTAGACTATCTCTATGGCCTTTATTTCTAGATAAATCATTTACATTAAGTTTATGTAGGTAAACTGTATCACTAGATGCAATCCACAGCTCTTTTAGTTCGTATTGATTTTGAAAAGCTAAACAAGGAAAAAGATTAGGATTATAATTAAAGAAACCGTGATCAACCCATCTATAGAATGGAAGTGCATGAATCATGTATCCGCCAACCTTGCACAAATCGTGCGCATTCTTAAACACCATATATTGGTTAAAAACATGCTCTCCGGTACCGTTGTTTGTTACTAGATCAAATTTTTCATTGTATCCGTATTCTTTTGACAAATCGGTATTTAGGTCCATAGCAATAGCGTCTCTTTCCGTATTAACATCTATAGCTACATATTTTTGGAATCCTAAACTCATGTAAAAGTCTTTAGTCGAGGAAAGTTGATCTGGGGCTTTGATTCCTAAATCTTTATAAACATCGCCTCTCGCCTTAGCGTTTTTTAATGTTTGATTTCCTAATTCAATTACACTAGGTTTTGAATTTTTTAATACATCTCTAGCAACTGTTCCTACAGCTCTAGTAATTAAATTACTGTATCCCATTTTAATTATTATATCCTTTAGATTTTTTTATTCATTTAGTAAAACCTACTGTTTCTCTTTCAATGTCTTCGTGATCAAATTCTGCCCAATATAATTCAAATGCTACTGTATCTTCCAGTGCTTCAAACTGATGATATTCTCCCGGGCCTACTTTTGTGTATTGACCGGCTGTTAAAATTGTTTCGTCTACGAGATCGTAATTATTTTTCCATACACGAATAATCATTTTTCCCGACTCAACAAAAAAGCCATTCCATTTAAACTTATGTTTATGCTTAGAGCAAACTCCGCCTGCCTTTGCTTCTATTCGGTGGAATTCTAAAACCCCATTAGCCTCTAACAATTCAGTTTGTCCCCATACTTTTCCTGCTTTCATATTTTCACCCATACGTTATTAGGACCCACATCAAACTTAACAACTAACTCTTTTACGGCACGATTTACACCCGGGTAATCTATGTCGTGTCCTGTTAAAAGTCCTGCGGGTTTTAATTTAGAACTATATTTAACAATATCCTTATAGACATATTCATAGGAATGGTTACCGTCTATGAAGATAATGTCTATGCTATTATTTGGAATTTGATCTGCTACATTTTCACTAAAACCTTGAATTGGTACTAATCTTGTACCATATTTTTCTTTAATACTCTTTGAATAAAATTGACTAATATCCGTATCAATTGCGTAAATGGTTAGATCTTGTATTGTATCTAATAAATGAAATGTAGTTCCTCCTCTACGCACACCAATTTCAACCATCGTTGTAAACTTATTCTTATTAATAAGATACTCTAAAAAATGTCTCCTGGTGTGTTTTGGATGATCCCAAGTCACCGTCATAGGTACATTTAATCTATCGCGTCTTTTCATTATAATATTTTGTGTAATTGAATAATTTCACTTTGTCTACCAATTTCTTTAACAAAGTAAGCGCACGGCGGATTTTCTTCATCGTGAAGCGGTACACTTAATAATTGTCCGTTTCTCATCTTTGGAAAATACCATCTAACATCTTGATAGATATTTACTATTTCTATTGGATAGTATTCGCACTTAAATCCTGCAATAGGATTAAAAATAAAAGCATCAAATCCCCGTTCATTAATACTGGTTAACGGGAGTACTTCAGGATCCATGCCACACTCTTTATCCCCAACTACCATACACCAGTCTAACGGCATTTGAACTTCGTGTCCCCCAATTCTTAAAACTATAGCCGGTGCATTAAAGCTCTCTAAGAAAATTAGAGGCATAAAGAAAAAGTCTGGTTCACTTGGATTACTGTTATCTAAAACGCTGAATCTAGTATCGTCGTCAACCTCGTTTGGCAACTCATTTAAATTGAAAGCTGTATTTTTTAATGTTAATATTCTCATTGATTATTCCTGTGATAAACTACTGTATCGCTCTTATGTTTTACAAAACTATAATTTAGACCTTGAAACAATTCTATAAGATAATCATTTTCGTTTCTTTTGTTTTCAAAAAATACTGTAGGTCTATATTTTTTAATAGTTTCCATTGCTCCTAAAACTACTTCTAATTCTCCTTGCTCGACATCAATTTTAATAAAGTCTACATCTATAAAATTAAAAGAATCTAGCAATTTAGTTTGAACATTAAAACACGGACCGTTCCAAGCGTCATTTCTACGACGGGCTATAGAACCATGTTCGGGATTCATTGTTTGTGAAGGAATTTTTAGGACTGAGATCCCTTCTTTGTTGCTGAGAGCAAAATTAAAACAAGTAAGGGTTGGGTTCATTGTTAGCTTTGCATAACTTTCAGGGTTGGGTTCAAATGCAATAACTTTTTGAAATTTGTTCAAATAAGGTACAGATGTATTTCCAACACTAGCACCTATATCTATGTATGTTCTAAAATTATTAACATAAGGAATTGCCCACTCGTCTATTTTTCTTTGACTCATACCGCTACCTTTGTCACTGTAAAAGGATATTTTGCTTCCTTATAATATTTTTTACGCTCTGTTAAATGTCTCTTGGCATACTTGCAGGTGGACGTAATGTCCCAGATCTGTACGAAGTCCTTGTCTTCTGCTTTTCTAATGCCTCGCCCAATACTTTGTATAACTCGGACAAAGCTTTTTCCGGGCTCCAAAAGAACCAAATTAAAAATCCTAGGAATATTAATACCCACAGCGGCCACACCATAAGTCGCCACAATAATCTTATTATCACTAGTTTTAATTTCGTCATATTCTTCTTTTCTGTCTGTAAGTTTAACCGCACCGCTAATGAATACACAATCTGGTAACAGTTTTACTAATTTGTCTCCAGTGTCTATTCGGCCAACTAATACTAATGTATTGCCGCTTTGAGAGATATTTTTTATATTTTTAGCCAACCATTCTATTCTTGTATCATCTGTAACAAGATAGGCATATTCGTCTTGATAAGATCTAAATTCTTTTACGTCTGTAGTTTGAAGAATTTGAATATCTAATTGTGCTAACACATCTTTTTGTTGTAGGTCGTGAGCACTTACACGGTTGATTACGGGACCAATGCTAGCAAGGATGCCTTGAAATTCCCATTGCTCTTTAGGAATAGTTCCTGTAAGTCCCCAACGTATAGCACAGTTCTTGAAGTTTTGTGTAAGCAGTTTTGTCAGTACGTCTGCTTTAGCTTGATGGACTTCATCAACAATTACGGCACACACACCTTCACAGAATTCTGCCAAGGTTAATGTATCTTCGTCATAACTTTTCTTATCTAATACGTTTAAACTTTGCCAAGTACAGATAGTATGTGTGCGATTTAATTCTTTACGATCGCCAAAGTACACACCGACATCGAGTCCTAAGTTTTTGTAATCTTCTTCGGTTTGTACGACAAGTGATTTATTTGGAACAATAACCATCGTACGGCCATATTTCTCGCAAATGTGGCTAAGTGTTGCTGTAGTAATCGTTTTACCTGCACCGGTAGCCACCTCCTGTAAGGCCTGCGTGTTAGATAAAAATTTGTTAACAACATCATATTGATAATCTCTAAGTACAATAGGATTACCTGCTTCGGGATGACCCTTGGGCCACGTCTTACCTTTGCTGGACCAATAATTTTCGTCAACCTGATCAAACTTTATTTCGTTGTGTAACCTGTGATCCTCGATCTCGATCTCGTATCCAGCATCTTCAATGATAGGTAATATTACCTCTAGGTGTGCTAGGTATCCGGTTCCACCTATACCAAAATAGGTTTTAGTACCGTCCCAGCGTCCTAATTTATAGGCAGGCATATGACGAGCATAAGGCAGGTCAAACTTTAATTTATTAACAATTTTACGTCTAGTTTCAACTGCTAGTCCGTCGAATTTAATATTGACTTCGTCTTTTATTGTTAGTTTACAGAGCGGCAATGTTTTTTATCCTCTTTATTGTAGGCTTCACATCACTGAGATAAATCACGCAAGGATGACTAGCCATCCAATCATTAACCCATACATTAGAATTCATGTAAAGGTTGTTAGTTACAATAATTTTAACATCTAAATTGTCTTTAAACAACCACTTGGCCGGTTTATTTTCAAAAATTAAATATTTTCCACTATCAACGCCGCCGCCTAGGTTATTGTCCTTTATCCATTTATTAAGATTACCTTTTTCATGCTTGTCGTCCCTAAAACAGACTTTAATTTTTTCACGTTCTGCTGGAAATTTTTCGCTGATTTTAACAAAATTTGTAAGCCATGTGTCTCTTTCACTAGCCCTGTCAATTAACACAACAATTTTTCCAGAAATTTTTTCAGCGAGACTAAAAAATTTCTCAAGTTCCTTAATCCAAAAAATGTTTTCATTTGACCTACAAATTTTTTCCACCAAATTTACCGGAGATTTTTCACATCGCAGCGGAAAATTCATAGACTTTGCCAAAAATAAATCGTTATATAAATTCCCTGTTGAAAATTTTTCAAAAAACACATCTGCATCATGAGAACTATTTTTTAATACTACAAAATTTTCAAAAATTACTGAATGAGGTATTACCTCTTCTTCTTCAGCCCACAAATTTTCGACAAAAAGCACCAGATCTAAAAATTCTTGATCCAATTCAAACGAATTTTTTTGACACCAATCGTGTAAGTGAATAAGGTTAATACTGTCAACGGGTATTTTTCTAATTTTTTCATCGTGGTCCCAGGACCTGGTTAAAATATTCTCTGACTGATTAGAAAATTCAAGGTCAAAAACTTCTTTAAATTGAAAAGGAAATTTTAAGCACACAAAAATTTCCCCATTTTCTTCTTTTTTTATAAAAACTTTTTTACTTAGATCTAAAACTCTAAATGGTGTCTTCCATAACGGAGTTACTAAATCATTTTCGTAATCTAAATTAAATTTTTTAGCATCATCTTGATATTTTTTTAATAGTTTACATGCAAGATTAGCCTGACTCTGCGTCATTTGAGAATTATTGTTAATAATTGTGGTAAAACTATTAACGATTCGGTAATCTGTATAGTTAGTGACAAATCCATGGATACCATTGCAGATATTAAAATCTAAAAATATGTCTTCAAGGTATCTATGCTGAGCCATTCAAATATATTAACAGTTAGTATTTGTTTTGTCAAGTTATTTCATTAAGTATTCTTTGGAGAGGCTGGCCAGTCCCCAACTCACTAACAGTCCATTCGGTATGAGAAAGCTTAATCAGCCATTCGATTCTGTCTCCAAGATTTATTTTGTCAATATTTTCCAATAAATCGCTTACTGGGTATGCTAAACTTGTTCTGTTGCAAATAACAGGAGTTCCCTTAATTGCTGCCTGTATGCAAGGACCACTATTGTGATTGATTACACAATGGTAATTTGTATCAAAGTCAAAATCATCGTAAGTACCTTGAATTTGTCTAGGCGCTATTAACGTACCACCTATTATATTACCCCTCAACGGACATCTTGGATGCGGTCTTACATAAATTTTTCTATCCGAGTACCGCCTTATATCGGCGATCATCTGATTAACCCATTCTGATGTGGAGGGTAGACCCTGCCATTGTAAACTTTTTTCATGCTGGCAGGCTAACAAAATTTCGGATCGCCTTTTTAAATTTAAATCGTTTAATCTTAGGCCTAACTTTGCAGGTCTATTTCTATCGAGGTCTTTATTAAATCCATATATGCCAGTAGCATCTATGTGATTCATCGAAAGTCTCCAAGTTTTACCACGAAAAAAGTTACCAACTTCAATTATCAAAGTTTTTTTATTATGTTGTTTGTTTGATTCGTAGATGAGTTTGTTAGATGCCATCCTACCGTGCCATAAAACAGACCAAATAACACTAATATCCTCATCTTGATCCACAATTTTATGACCTAACGATAATAAACCTTGTTCTATAGCAGCAAATACAGGACCGCTATTCAAAGCTCCAAAGTTTTTGTACAATTTAAAGTTCATAAATGCAGGGCAATAAATATAGTAGTATTTAACGACATAAAATGCCCAAATTAGTAAAACGGATAAGAAAAAATTTCAAAAATCCTAGAAACGTTCTAGTATTAGGTACTGGATTTGGTTTTCTCTCGGAAATTTGTGATCATTTTAACAATGTTTTCATTATTTCAACCTTAAAAGAACCAATTAAACGTAAAAATTTAATTTATAGAGAAACATTTGATAGTGTCGAACTACTACCAGATCTAGACGTCGTAATGATAGACAGAAATCAGGATTGTAATATTGATAAATTGAAACCGTTACTGTTAAAATACAGGCCTATACTACTTGTAGAAGGTAATATAATTTTTGATAGAAACGAATATAAGTTTTTGAAGAATTTTAGTTTTTCTGTCACTGAAATGTTTGGCGATTATCACCTATGGAAATTTGTAAAATGAAATATGCAGTTGTAACCACATTCAACGGAGACGGTTTGCAAAATTATGCTCAACGAATGATTAATTCTTACATAGAATCTTGGCCTAAGGAGGTCGTACTTCATCTATATCCAGAAAATTGTAATCCACAAATTAAAGATCATTCAAGAATAACATTGAATAGGTTAGAAGAAGTGCAAGATCTTCAAATCTTCAAACAAAAGTGGAAAGATGTGCCTAAAGCTAACGGAGATGTAAGTAATGATCCTATCAGATCCAAAAGAAAAGACTCCGGTAAAGGATTTAAATGGCATGCTATAAGATTTGCACATAAAGTTTATGCCATTTTTGATTGCGCTAAGAAAACAGACGCCGATATTTTAATTTGGATGGATGCCGATACTGTTTGCCACAGTCCTATAAGTTTATCTGAAATAACAAGATTAATTCCGCCTGATTCAGAACTATGTTATTTGGGTAGAAAAGGCAAATATAGCGAATGCGGTTTATATTCTCTCAATTTAAGATCAAGTACTGTTCAAAACTTTCTAAAAGAATTTCAACATTACTACGACGATGCTGAGAACGGCATTTTTACCTTACAAGAATGGCACGACAGTTTTGTTTTTGATGCTGTAAGAATAAAATTTCCAAATATGAAACAAAATGATTGGGCGGCTAAATTAAATGACCTTAGGCCGAAGGGTGGAATGAGTCCCGGGGAGGGTCATCCTTTAATTAATAGTGACTGGGGCGCTTATCTAGACCATTTAAAGGGCGGTAGAAAGAAATTAGGTAGAAGTAAAAAAGAAGATTTAAGAATTTTAAGAAAAGAAGCATATTGGCTCAAATGAAAATAATTAATTTTGTAACAGAACAAGGCACAGATTACGGGGCATACGAATTCACCCTAGGAAGTGGTGGTTATTTTCTTACTAGAGCAGAAATGTACGAAAATACCAAATATCCAATGTGCTGGCCTAGTTTTTTTAAACCTCAATGGCTGGAGATTTGCAGAAAGCATCATTTAAAATTTTATAATTTTGACGGAGCATACTTTGGAAATCAAAAAAAGAAAAACTACTTTAGATTAAGTGTAAACAATTTTCAGAATACTAACGACATCATAGATAGGCCAAATGATAGGCTAGAAATTCTTAATCTTAACAACGAATCTTTTAAGAGAGGCTCGGATATTGTAATAGTTCCGCCAGATAGAAAAATTTGTCATACTTTAGATTTGGGATCCGTAGATGATTGGATTAATACCGTTGTTCAACAAGTTAAACAATTTACAGATAGAAATATTAGAGTTAGGTACAGGCCAGAATCTAGAGGAGAAAGAACAACGTCTAACACCTTTAAAGATTTTATAAGAAACAATACCTATTGTGTAATTGGGTATTCATCTAATTCTCTCGTGGAGGCTGCAATCTGCGATATTCCAGTAATACCATTAGGACATTCGGCAACAAGAAGTCTTTACAAAAAAACAATCAAAGATATTGAAATTTTATCAGTTGCAGACCAAGATCTTAAACAGGCTTGGATGAAACATCTGTCCTATTGTCAATTTACTAGAGCTGAATTACTGTCTGGGTATGCATGGGATGTAATCAACCAGGAGCATACCTAGGAGCGTATGGACCAGGCCCTAAATACCTTTTGAGAATTGATTTATCTAACGGACTGTTATGACCCGTCTTGGGGGCCCACAGTAGATTACGTTTGCTTTTAACATAAACCATTTCGTAATCATATTTCTCCATAAGCTTACAGCAAATATCTACTTCCTCATTGATTTCTATCATTACCCAAGGACGCTGATTTTTTAAAATTCCGGTCATACCTTTTAAAACTTGTAATTCCCAACCTTGTGTATCTATTTTAACCATATCTACATTAGATAAGTTTTCGTCATCTAATTTTACAACCGGCACTTTATAAGACGACGGTATAGGAAGGTCTCCAACTAATTTTCCATCCCCACAATTTTTGCCGGCTTGATGAAAATCAGCTTCTCCGTTAAAGTCTGCTACAGCTAGTTCTCTAATTTTTATGCTGGGAGGTATGTTAAGTTTTAAACACTCTATATTTTGCTTTGACGGCTCATAAGGAACGACATTTTTAAAATATTTAAACATCGGTAATGACCAAATTCCTACATTTGCACCGACATCTACAAAAGTTCTTTTATTAGGTAACTGCCTGACAATAATCTCTCTATATTTTTCTTCGTATTTGGGTCTAGACATTTGAGTATCTTTTGCTAGAAGAAAAGTGACTCTTTGATCATCGTCCGGAACATACCAACCTATTGTTAATTTTTTCATAATTTTATAAATTCTTAATTACAGCGCATTGCATTATTATTTTGCCGGTTTTATCTTTTTCTATATACTCTTTAATATTTAGGTTTTGTTCTTTAAGTTCGTCAATTAATTTTGCTACACCTGGAAATTTTACTGGATAAGTATCGTCAAATATAATTATCTTACTCTTCTTAACATGTTCATAATCCCATTTAACAGTTGAATAAGAATGCCCGCCATCGATGTATACCATGTCAAACTGGCTATCATCTTTTAAGGTTTCATGTGTCCAACCTTTATATATTATATATGATTTAAGAGATTTGTCTTTTTTATATTTTTCACAACGTTCGATTAATTTTTTATAATCTGCAGATTCTTTCCCGTTGTGTTCCATTTCTCCTGTAAAAGGATTTTTAGGATATTCAAAAGTTGGCCTATCCGCTAGGTCAAATGCGTCGTATCCTATGTATGTAATTTCATAACCTAATCCTTTTACAGTGGGACATAAAGATTTAAGTGTTAATCCTTCGTGACATCCTATTTCACAGAAGGTTTGCGGCCTCCATCTTTGAATTAAGGGTAAAAATATGCTATTCCATTTATATTCTTTCATAGATGACCTCTAAAAAAATCCCATGCTTTTCCAGACTGTAATTCATCAAATTTCCAATGGCACATAGACAATTTTTCTATCCATTCTTGTCTATCTGCTAAGATTGGATTTTCAAGATTAGCTAGATCAAGATTACACATTTCAAAACTTTGACTATGTTGAGGTATTGGATCTGTAACAAAAGTTGGAACTCCTTCTATTAAGCTTGCTACACTCGGACTGCTATTGTAAACAACCGAAGCCCAGCAATTTTTTAAATCTTCTGATAAAGATTCTTTTTGACTAATTGTGACATTTTTAAATTTTGCCTGTAACAAATTTTTAGTTTTTTTATCTCCAGGATGCGAGCGGATAACAATGGGCCTATCCGAGTATTGTCTTATTTTTTGTACAGTCAAATTCATCCATTTAATGACATCTAATCCACCCATGCTCCATCCGCCATTTCTTTGTAAACAAATTAAAATATGATTGCCTGTTTGTCTATATTGTTTTAAAGTTATATTTAGATCATTACTAATTTGTTTCCATCTTTCGCTGTTGATATTTTTGTCAAAATAATATCCAGTAGTAGGAAAAACTCCGTCAAAACTATACCTTAGGTAATGCAAAGGATTATTTTTATTCACATATAAAAACAAACTACTATCAACTATTAATGATTTTTTATTATTTTTTTTCTGCAATTCAATAGCATCTCTTCTCAGTTTGAGGTGAGGCAAGTTTTTTCCGTTATCATGAACGAATCCTTGAATTAAAGCTACATCGCAATCTAATGCATCAAATCCCTTGTGTGCAATAGCATTATCACCGCAAGATAGTACACCCTGACAAAAATAATCTAAAATTTTTGGTTTTTCTAGATTACTATTGTTTGGGGGGATACCGGCGTAATAGGCTACCGCTGTAAGTTTAGACATTATGATAATCTCTTACGATTGATATCGCAGTACCATTTAAAAGTTCGTCGTATGTAAATTGACAATAACTTAACCAACTTAACCAGTTTCCAAGAGGACCATAATATAAATCATTAATTTGTGAAATAGAATTCCTAGTAACGGGATTGCTTACATGTTTATCTAGAGTAATAGCCGGGACACCTGCCCATACAGATTCTACTGCGCTATTTGAATTAATACTAATAGAACAATAGTAATCTCCATCTAATAGTTGTTTATATAAACTTGTCCTAGTTTTTTTGTTGGTTTTTTCTCTAAACTCTATTGGCCTATCTGTATATTTTTTAATTTCAGTTGTAATAGTCTCTCGCCATACCTGTGGATTCACATGAAAGATAGAAGCCGCAAACGGTCCCGGTTCAACAACTAAAATCTTTTTCCCTTCTTTTTTCCATGGTACGGGGAAAGATGTAAAGTTAATTAATCTATCGGAAGGAGCATCGAATGTATGATTGAAATGCAGATGATTTCTAACTAATCTGTGCCATTTTTTGTTTGGTTCAATAAAATTAGTGTATCCGCTGTCTATAAACCAAAAAGGATATTTTTGATCGATCTTATCAACTAAAATATTTTCATTACCTGTTGTGTTTCTTAATAGACAATCTTCACTAGGATTATTAAACTTTTGCCTTCTCACCATTATCGCGTTAGGATTTAACTGTAATCCAACAGTTTTGATAAAATGTTGATTTCTACTTTGAAGATATTTTTCTATTACAACGTCTTCACCGAGTGCATCTATTATCTTTGATGCATTCAGTTGTAACTTTTTTTGCCTAACATTTTTAACTTCTTTAATAACAGCTTCAACATTTTTCCGCCATTCGTTGACATCGGCAGCTACTCCTGAATATAACTTATCTTTAAACTTTTGCTTAAATTTTGACAATTCAAATTTAGGAGAACTTTGTTTATTAAGAATATAACCAATGGCTCCTGCGGCATGTGAATCATTTGATTCGTTAATTTGAATATGTTTGCAATGATCTTTAATATCAATTAAAGACATTAAGAAATACGCTAGTTCTTTATCGTTTACCAGTAACTTCATTATTTAAAAGTCT